ATAAGACACATCCGTTTCAGGCAAAATATGGATCAACCGAACACCATATTCACATTCATGCCGAGATAGATGCAATTAAAAATAGTTTAAGGAGAGTATCTGTAGATGATTTGAAAAAATCTTCATTATATATCTGTCGAGCTAAAAAACAAGAAAAGATATGGACTTATGGCTTGTCTAGACCTTGTGATGGCTGTATGAGTGCTATAGCAGATTTTGATATAAAGAGAGTTGTATATAGTTTAAATGATGGAGGTTATGAGGAATTACGATGAAAGTAAGTTTGTTAGATTCAATGGGCACCGATTTGACGGTAGTTAATGCAGCTAGAGTTTCTTTTGATAAAAAAACCCAATGGAAAAAACATATACCTGCTCAAGGTATATATGAAATGACAGATAGTGATAAGAGACTGATAAAGTATCTTGCTATTCATAATCATTGGACACCTTTTGGTCATTGTTCGTTGTCTTTTCATATTAAAGCACCTATATTTGTTGCTCGTCAATTAGTCAAACACCAAACTGGACTCGTATGGAATGAAGTATCACGCAGATATGTAGACAACCCACCAGAGTTTTATCATCCAGAGACATGGAGAGGTCGTCCTGTTGATAAGAAACAAGGTAGTAGCGACGATGTGGTTGGGTGGTTGAATCGTGAGAGGCGTGTCGGCAGTGAGGTACATAAGGCTGAACGACACTGTGCCGAGTTGTATCAGAGTATGATAGTTGCCGGTGTATCACCAGAACAGGCACGAATGGTTCTACCACAGTCAATGTATACGGAGTGGCATTGGAGTGGAAGTCTGTATGCATTTGCTAGAGTTTGCAATCTCAGATGTGATCCCAGTACACAGCAAGAGACACAAGAAGTGGCATGGCAGATAGATGAAATAGCAAGAGAACTTTTCCCGGTTAGTTGGGCTGCCTTGAGATGAAAGATAAAAGTAAAGTGGTATGTCTTGGTAATGGCGAATCAAGGCTCAATTTAGATTTAGATAAAATTAAGGAGCATGTCTCGGTTTGGGGCTGCAATGCATTATATAGAGATTGGGTACCAGATTATTTGGTGTGTTGTGACATAGAGATGAGCCATGAAATATACCGATCAGGATATTGTTTTGACAATGTAGTATATTTTAGAGATTGGTCTAGACTTCCAGCTGAAGCATATGACCAGGTAGTTGTTGCAGAACATATATCAAATTCAGAAATAGATATGAGTTCTTTTTTACATGAAAGCTCTCGACCAGAAGGATGGAATGAATTTGTTGTTAGTGGCCAAAATTTAGATAAAATCAAAACTATTAGAGATGAATATGTTTTAAAGGTCGAGTCTAATGGAGGAACAATAAATCCATACAACCTGGATATTGTATTGGGTGATGTGAGGGCTGGTTTATGGGTGACATGGCTTGCACCAGAAGATAAAGTAAGAAAGACAGAATCTTTACCAGGCAATTCAGATTATAGTTTCTCTTCCGGTGCATTGTGTAATTTGTTTTCATCTTTAGAGTCCGAAACTAAAGAGATATATTTGGTGGGAATGGATTTATATTCTGAAACAGAGAATGCTAATAATGTGTATAAAAGCACAAATTGTTATATAGATGCTCAAGGTTCAATGATACCACCTGACAATTGGATCAAACAGCACAGATTAGTATTTGAAAAGTTCCCACACATACAGTATTATAAAGTTAATCCTAAACCTATAACAAATTATGACAGGATTAACCGTGTAATAGAGGAATGGGAAGGTATTCCGAACCTTAACTACATAACCCAAACGGAAATGTCCGAGAGGATATTGAAAAAGGCTTGACAAGCAGTGGGATTTATGTTATTATAAATAGTAATGATAGCGCTTATACAAGCTATCGTTGTAAACATACGATTAATATAAAACGACACATATAGGAGATTTTAAATATGTCTTTTGCAGATTTAAAGAAGAAGTCCGGTTCGTTTGATAAACTTCAAACAGAATTAGGCAAAATTAATGCCCCAGTGGCATCATTTGGTGATGACCGTTTTTGGAAACCAGATTTGGACAAATCCGGCAACGGTTACGCTGTATTACGTTTTCTACCCCAACCAGAAGGTGAAGATTTGCCTTGGGCCCGTGTATGGAACCATGCATTTAGTGGACCGGGTGGTTGGTACATAGAAAATTCACTGACCACGATTAATAAAAATGACCCTGTATCAGAATACAATACAGAGTTATGGAACAGTGGCAATGAGGCTGATAAGGATACAGCTCGTAAACAGAAACGTATTCTAAAATATTACTCCAACGTCCTAGTTGTGAGTGACCCCAAGCATCCAGAGAATGAAGGTCGAGTATTCTTGTATAAATTCGGTAAAAAGATTTTTGACAAGATTACAGAAGCTATGAATCCGGAATTTGAGGATGAAACTCCCTTAAATCCTTTTGATTTCTGGCAGGGTGCTAATTTCAAACTCAAAATCCGTAAGGTGGATGGTTTTTGGAATTATGATAAATCTGAGTTTGATTCTCCGTCTGAGTTATATGAAGGCGATGACGAGAAATTAAAAGAAGTTTATGATAAACTCAATAGTTTAACGGAATTTACAGATGTAAAGAACTTTAAGACTTATGATGAGCTTAAGGAAAAACTTCACAAAGTCCTTACTGGTACTTCTGTACAAGGTACAGTAGAATCTTTTACTCCAACTCTACCGAAAACGCCTGAAGTTTCAGACACAACGGAAAGTGATGAAACTTTGGAGTATTTTGCTAAATTGGCAGATGATGGATAATTTTTAAGCAACCCTTCTAACTGCTTATAGCCCCGCTTCGGCGGGGCTTTTTTTAGCGGCCGAGAGTTCCGTTGTTCGGGAATTCTTCCATGGTACTTGACATAGTATTGGCCATTTCTATTGTGGTAGAATAATCAGGATTATCGCCTCTAAATGTTAGAGTATGAGCCACTTTAGTAATCATCCAAGAATTATTAAACCAACTTTCAAATACTCTTTTTGAATGTGGCACACCTGGTTGTCCTGCCATAATGCCCACATCAGGAAATTTAGCACCAGCGCCCATGCCTACCGATATGCCAGATATGCCGGGTAATGTTATTTCTAATCTCATATAACCTAGTACCTGGCCTATTTCCATTTGTCTGTGTAGTTTTTGAGCTGTCCCTTTAGAACCCCAAGGAAACTCAGCTCTTTTGTTATTTGGGTTTATATTGGATATTTTATTTGTCGGATGGGCATGCATCCTTAAAGCACCATCAGGATATTCCGATAGGCGTTTTGGATCATCTCCAGGATGATATACTAAAGTTTCAGAAGCGTGGCTGTGTCGGTGTTCTTTTAAGTTTTTAATATAATCAGATTTATAAATATCAACATTCTTGGTGAAAGGATCAAAATCTATTAGTTTGCTTGCCCAAATCCCAGTAGGTATGGTAGAATATTTGTCGCCAGTATGTTTAAAATTAAAACTAGTTGCTTGAAGATATGCACCTTCTAAACCAGATGCACCCGGCATGGATGCGGACGGCACACCAGCTGGTGAACCTTCTTCACCTAGTGTCGAGTCAGCAGCTTTTAAGGTAAATGATAGTGAAACATCCCTATCGTCCATAAGAGGCAAAAAGAAAAACCCACCTTTATCATTGGTTCGCATTGCACATTCATAAAAAATAAAATTATGTCTTTCTCCTTTATGTACTTGTGGTTTACCAGCAACTCCCATGTCCATATCACTTGTCATTGCTTCATATGTCCTACAGTGGTGCGGTAATAATGATATAAAATCAAATGGTTTCATATTGGGGGATGTAATGTGTATTGTATCTAAGGTCCGAACAGCTCTTCCTTGATTTAAAGGCTTTAAGGTTTTTAAATCATTTTTTAAAACATCTTCTACAATATCAGAATATCGTCCTTTATAGGTTTTAGAAATCCGCATACGTTCATTTTTAATCATTTCAGATGAGCAGAAGTGAATTCTATATGTTAAAACTGGATAAGGTCTTTGTAAATCATTATCTAGATAACCGAGATTTTGAATACCAAATACATATAATGGGTGTGTGGTGTAATCTATACCAAATTCAACTTGGCCTGCTTCAGTAGCACCAGCTGTTTCAAAATTAAGATATAGCAGTTCTTCACCTATAATTAAACCAGATTCAATTAAATTGATGTTGTCTTCCATTTCTAACCAGCCATGGACACCAATAGATTCTATATCTTCATATAGGTGTATTTTTTTTAATACATCACCAATGGGATATTCTTTACCTGGTCCGTGATGTAGAGTACAAGATTTTAAAGACCCAAATCCTGGCTGAAAGTTATCTTCACCGCCTTTTTTTGCATTTATGGCTTTTAGAGAATCAACAACATTACCCATTAAATAAATCTTCCGTGTTTAAGAGCATTAAATTGGTATTCTAATAAACCTAGGTATTCCGGTTTTAATAACCATATAACTTTTCTTTCATCATTAAGGTTTCTTTCATATTCTATATTGGTTATAGGAATAGCAAAAGGAGCTGTACTTTCAACAACAAGTTTGGTGTTTGTATCTCCTGATGTTTGTGGGGCTTCATAGTGATGAATGTCATCAGCGTTATCATATTTATCATTAGCATATAGTTGTAGTTGGCGTTCTGTCATTGGCCAATCATAATACCTATCAAACATTCTATTAAACATTAATACAACCCAGTGATATGTTGGTTTACCATAAGCTGCTGTTGCTATAGACTCCGGGGTCTCATATTCTTCTACAAAGTATTTAGCAAAAGCAGTGTAGGTGCTAAATGCTTTATCTCTAATTATAATTCTAGTAAGTATATCTTCAGCTAAGACTGTAACACCGTTACCATCAACATCATAGTTAGTTTTTGGAAATCCTCTATCGAAATACATATTAATATCCTGCTTCTATTCGTTTTTTATCTAAGAGCTCTATTTCCTTAAAGGATAAGGACAGAGCAACTTCAACTGGATCACCGGTTTCAAATGTAGTAAATCTATCTCCACCATAAGTTACGGTCATATTGGTTAATGCACTTTTACCTATTCTATTCATTCTATCATTTTCATTACCTCTAAAGTGATATGTAATTTCAAATACATATGGTAGAGCATAGATACGAAACCCTTTATTAGCTATTTGTTCTGGAGCTGCAGATTCTTTGAAGTGTTTAACAATCCTATCAACCGTTTCTGATTCAGCCTGAGAGGTTGGTTTTAAAGCAAAATTAAATGTAAATTCTCTATACATTGGGCCAGTATATGTAATCATAGATTCTGCTGCGGTTGCAAGCCCTGTTATACCTTGTGTTAGTGGTTGTCCTAAAGCTTGACCTAACAGTCCCATTGTTCCTGCTCCCATTCCTTGAGAAGCTTGATCTCGGATAGCTTTTCCTTTCTCGACCCAATCATTTCGGGTTCCTACAAAGCTATCAATTGCCCCACTGTGCTTACGCATTTCTCTGGCAGCGCCATCTGGAAGATTCCCATCAGCATCTCTCTTTATACCTGATAAGGCGTTAAATGCTCTTGCTGCTTTATTATTAACACTAAGATCCCGAGACAGTTCCTCTCCAGCCATTGAAGAAGCCCAACCAACTTCTTCTTGATTCCAACCTTGTGCATAAGAAGCTGAAGGTCCTGTTGGGATTGGTAGATTTATAGATGGGCCGGTTTTTGTATAATCTTGTTCCGCATCACGCTGAGAACCATATCCGCCTGATATTATAAATGATTGAAATTTCATCCAACCAGCTGTATCTGCTGTAAGACCAAAGTTTTTTGAGGTTGGGAAAGTTAATGCATTACTATATCCTGGCCCAGCCATAATTATTTCCTCCACAATTGTTATAAGTATTTATATGAAAAAGAAAAAGTTTAGCAATAGAAAACCATATAAAGGTCGGTTTCAACCTACTGATCCAGGCAAATATAAGGGAAACCCACGGAATATTATCTATCGTTCCATGTGGGAGCGTCATTGTATGGTTTATTTCGACCGTAATGAGAATGTATTGGAATGGGCTAGTGAAGAAATTGCTATACCTTATGTGTCTCCATTTGACGGTAAAGTGCATAGATATTATCCCGATTTTATGGTTAAGATTAAACGAGGCCAAATGGCGGAAATTCGTATAATTGAAATCAAACCATCTAAATATCTTGTTCCGCCGAAGAAAGGTAAACGCAAAACTAAAGGATATCTATATGAGGTTAGAGAATGGGGCCGAAATACAGCTAAATGGGAATCTGCAAAGAAATATTGTGAGGATCGGGGCTGGATATTTGATATATGGACGGAAAAAACTTTAGGATTGTGATAAATAGTCCTATATGAGCTTATTTCAAGAGATCAAAGATTCGGCTGAGGGCAGAGAATTATCAATTAAATGGTATCAAAAGAAGATTAAAAGTTTAGGAGGAGATAGATATTCAGCTACACAACATATAATGCAGGGGTCTAAAGAAGGTAGGGTAGTAAGTAGACCGGAGTTTGGTATGCTAAATCTATTTTATTATGAACCTAAGGGGGCTTCTAAATTAAAATACTATGATATATATCCAATAGTTCTTCCGTTTGAAAGTCATAGAAATGGGTTTACAGGAATAAACTTTCATTTTTTACCTATACCTCTAAGAATAGAGCTTTTAGAAAGACTACAGTTATATTCCAGGGGAGATACGCTTGAAGTTTATTGGGATTTGATAGCAGAATGGAGATCGGTTCAACCTATTGTTAGGCGTTATCTTAAACAACAGGTCAAATCTCTATTTTTGCGATTACCTTTGGATGATATGTTAGTTGGAAGTTTGTTACCTGTGCAAGGATTTTATAAAGGTGATTGGAATTATAAACAACGGGTACCTAATAGAATAGTGTGGCGAGATACTAGAAGAAGAATAATGGGGGAACAATAAAATGAGTTTATTGAAACTGGATGGCACACAAGTTGGTTGGGACGGTATAAAGAGAAATTTCCGTACTGGTGAGGTCTTGTCTGGGCCTAATAAAGGCACATATTTTAAAGGACCGAATAAAGGGAAGAAGGTCCCAAAGAAAAATCAAATTAAAACTGACCCATTGGTAGCCGATACATGGGTAATCACGGATGATCCGAAGCCATCAGGCATGTCTCCGGGCGATCATCACCCACCGGGCCTTGATCCTGGGGCCAATTTAGCTAGAAACGTAGGTAGAGGTGTGAATCGTGGCCAAGGCGGCCCGTCTCCTTATACTGAAGCTTCAGCTGAAATTACTGCTAAAGATTTAGCTCGCCAAAATAGATTTAGAGTAAGTATATTTCCACCTACAGGCGGTGCAGATAAGTATATAGATATGTTTGTTGAAAACGCAAGTTTTCCAGGCCAAAATTTAAGAACAACTCCTGACGCTTTACGCTATGGGCCACAAAGAGAAATTGTCCATGGAGTAACATATGGACCAATCAATTTAACATTTATGTGCCGGCCGGGTTTACCAGAAAAGAAGTTCTTTGAAGCTTGGCATGACTTAACATTTGATAGGGAATCTTGGAATGTAAAATATTATCAAGATTATGTTGGCAGTATCAAAATGTGGCAAATTGATAGAGAAGAAAGGGATAGATATATGGTAGAATTGTTTGAAGTCTACCCTAAAACTATTATCAGCCAAGATTATAATCTAGGTTCTAATGATACATACCAAACATTACAGGTAGAATTTCAATATCATCATTGGGAATCTACAGTTATGACAGGTTCAGGAGTTTATGGACGACAGTATCAATTTCCAGCTGTGGGATCTGCTGCGTCATCTGTGCAAGAATTAACAGGCAAGATGATCCATCCAGTTAATGATATGTCAAGTATTAAAGCTCAAGTAGGAGATACTATACAAGCTGCTTTAGCTCATTTGGATCATAAATCTCCAGGAGGAAATCCACACCTGGATGGAATAATAAAAGGAGAGACCTCTTTCGTACATGATGCAATGAAAGAGGCATTAGGTATGGCTGCAGGAGGTATTTCAGCAAAACAAGCAATTATGTTTGGTGCTTCAGAGACTATTGGCCAACTTGCAGGAAAACGAGGTTTGGGGAATAATAAAAATACTAGTTTTCCGGTGCCAGGAGCAAATAGCTGGATAGGATCTGGTTCGTTGACTCCTGGTGAAATAGCTGTAAACTTAATGAACGCAGCTTATAGAACTGTTCCAAAAACAACGGCAAATGCAGGGGTTGCCAGTTTGTTTAATATTGCAGCAAGTCAAATTGAAACTAAAATCAGCTCTATGACACCTGAAATGTTGTCACAAACATGGAGACCACCTTTGGATACATCATTCCGAAGATAAGTAACATACAATAATATAATTAGGAGAATATGAAATATTATGAGTTTACCGGTAATTAATACACCAACATATGAATTGGTACAACCTTCAACGAAGGAAACTATAGCATTTAGACCATTTTTGGTCAAAGAGGAGAAGATCCTTTTATTAGCACTAGAAGAAAATAATGAAAATTCATTGGCATTATCTTTAAAACAAATCATTAACAATTGTACTTTTGAAAAGGTAGATGTGGACGTTTTACCTCTATTTGATTTAGAGTATATGTTTTTAAAGATTAGAGCCAAATCAGTAGGAGAAACAGCTAAAGTTAGGTTGTTATGTGAAGATGATGGTGAAACCTATGCTGAAGTAGAAATAGATTTGGAAGAAGTTGAGGTGTCTTTTCCAAAAAACCACACAAATACTATAAACATAACTGATGAGGTGGTTTTAGAGATGAGATATCCTACATATGAATTACTGGGCACTGGCACTGAAGAATTGACGGTTGAAAAAACATTTGATTTGATTGGTGCTTGTATCAATAGAATGATTGAAGGAGAAAATGTTTATGATAGAGCAGATTGGACAGAAGAAGAATTAAAATCGTTTATTGAAAATTTGACTTCTAAACAGTTTGCTGAACTACAAACATTTTTTGAAACTATGCCTAAGTTGAGTAAAGAGGTTAGTTATATTAATCCAAAAACAAAAAAGAAAAACAAAATGACATTGGAGGGTTTGCAGAGTTTTTTCGTATAGCTCTTTCTCATAATACACTAGAGAACTATTTTAGAACAAATTTTGCTCTAATGCAACACCATAAGTATAGTCACTCAGATTTAGAAAATATGTTGCCGTGGGAAAGACAGACTTATGTTTCATTATTGGTTAATTGGGTTGAGGAAGAGAATGATAGACGAAAAGCGCAACAACATTAAGAATAATGGTAGATAAAAACACACAAGTATTAGTAACAGAGAAAACATACGAAGTTGATAAGTCAGATTTCCTAGTAATACAGGGCTTTGACCAGAGTAAGACATGGTATAACAAGACCGCAGGGTTTATGGATACATTGCGATTGATACCACGATTGCTTATGATAGCATATGGTTATGTATTTTGGATGTCAACACAATGGTTCATGGGACTGCCTGATCCAACCAATGCACAGGCCGCATTTATATCTACAATCGTAGGTGCCGGTGCCGCATGGTTTGGTTTGTATGTCGGTAGTGGGCATAAACCCGCATCAAGTAAAAAATAAATGAGCATTTTAAGAGGCATCGGTAAAGGATTAGCAGGTACAGCAGCTGTTGCTGGTGCTGGTGCAGCATGGGCAGGTAGAGGCTTAGGGTTCGGAAATACTATGGCTGCAGGTCTAGCTGCTGGTGGTTTGTTTAAAGGTGCAGCTAGCCGAGCATTTGGTGGTTCCGGTTCTTCTAGGGCTGGGCCTGGAGCAAAATCTATACCATTAGATAAAATGTCAGGTGGCATACCCAGTGTCTTAGATGAAATACAAAAAGAAGTATCTTTAATACGGAATATATTAGAAACTCAACCTGATCCTGAATCTCAAGAGCATGAGAAAATACTTGAAGAAGAAGCTCGAAATAAGAGATTATTAGAAGCTATTAGAAGTTTAAGATTAGCTGGGCCTGGAGAAAAAGAGGAAGGATTTTTAGATAAGTTAAAAAGTATGCTAGGTACCATTTTAGGTATGTTGGGGCTGGCCAGTTTACCTGTAATTCTAGCTAACGCAGCTGAGGTGTGGGATAAAATATCAGGAGCAATTGATACCTTAGGCGGATGGCTAGAAACTATTGATAAATTTTTTGAAGATATTGGTGTTAAGTGGGCAGGCATGACAATGCTAGGCACCGCTAAAGCTATGGAGTTTAAGGAGAAAATAATAAACTTTAAAGATAGAGTAAAGAATTCTTATGCTCGTATTAAAACTGCCTTTAAAGGGTTTACAGATAGGTGGAGGGGCCGTATTGGTAGATTATGGGAACGATTAGGAAGGCGCTTCAACTTTTTAACAAGAGCGTGGAATTGGGTAGTAGGCCTAAAGGGCAGAGCTATAGCAGGATGGTCTAGATTCATAAACACAACATGGCCAGACTGGAAAAAGGGTTGGTTAAATGGGCCCTGGAAGAATATAACGGCCGCTTGGGAAAAGGTGCAAACTAAATGGGGTAATATTATAAAAAGTTGGGACAATTTGAAAGCTGATTGGCGAACAACTCTTTCCGGTTGGCGACGATCATTTAGCATGACGGTGGCAAATATACCCAGCCAAATTACAGCTGCGATGAAAACAGCTAGAACAGCCTTAACTAAATCTTTCGATGATTGGAAAAAAACAAATTGGACACCAATAAGCGAAAAGTTTACAAAATGGAAAACAACATTTTCATCATGGGCTAACAAAATCCCTGGCTGGGAAAAGTCTTGGTTTGGGGTTAGAGTTGCTTGGGGTGTTGCTTCAAGTGCTATTACAGGCGCATTAGCAGGAATTCCTCAAGAATGGACGAGAATTAAACTTGAATGGATTACCATGTTTGAAAAGTTCACCAACAGTGTTAGAGGTCTTTTGCCTAAGTTGTCTACTAAGACCGGTGGCGGCCGCGGCCAAACTTTTGATTGGCGAAAATATAATCAAGGTTTAAGAGCTGCCGGGGTTAGCAACATAAAATTGCCTACATCGGATGTAGATGGAAAGACCAAATCATCTACTACATCAAAAGCGCTTGCTGTTATTGATGATGCAGATGGAAAGTCTGGTGTCGGCAGTAAAGGTGGCAAATTATGGGGTGTGGTTGATGATGCGGATGCGAGGTTCAAACCCAAACCTCAGTTATCATTCTTTGCAAAAATAAGAAAATTGTTTGGACCTAAGCCAGCTAGTTTTGCTGAATCTTGGTTGGGAAAAAATCCATCATCTAAAAAGTGGGCGGAAAAAGCTGTAAAGTTTGCCACGAAACACCCTAAAATTGTGAAAGTTGCCGGTGGGCTTACAAAGTTCTTAGGCAAAGCAGGGGTAAAGGGTTTAGGAGTATTAGGTGTTTTTATGGCTCTAATGGAGCTAGTAGGCCTGACAACGACCTGGATGTCAGAGAACGATAAACGTTGGAACTTGACCCCATTTGGGAATGATAATAGAGCTGATGAAAATTTTATGACAGGCTTAAAAAATATGGCTAAGATTTATGGCGCAGCATTTATAGGTTCATTAATAGGCAGTGCAGCTTTTGGAGCAGTAGGCACAGCTATCGGAGGTCCTGTAGGCACATCTATTGGGGGTTTTCTAGGCGGGTTTGCTGGTGGTATGATTGGTGCAATGGTAACTAGTAAGTTATTAGAAGAAGAAGGGAAAAGCACAAGTCCTGAAATACAAGCTATTGATAAAGAGATTGCCGAGATAGATAGAAAAAGTGGATATATTGGAGAAGATGGAGAATTTGTATCTACTCTCAACCAAGAACAACTTAAGCGGCTTGAGGAGTTGCAGAAGAAAAGAACAGAACTTCTTATTAAAGAACAAAAACTTCCTGCCACCCGGCCTTCTAGGTTTGGGAACCGCTTTAAGAAAGATAAGATACCAGACCCTAAACCCGGAATTGTTACACCTCCTCCACATATAGACGATTCTACAGCTAGTGTAATGGGTGGTGCTGGCAGTAATGTGAATTCTAATCAACAAAATATTGTTATTTCATATGACAGTTCATCAAATAATAATAACCAAGCTTCTACTTCAATCAATGAAACGGTGTTGGTTTCGGTTCCTGGACCACACCATCGTGCTCATGATTTTTATAATGTTGGCTAGTGAGTAAATGAGTATTTTAAGAGGCATCGGTAAAGGATTAGCAGGTACAGCAGCTGTTGCTGGTGCTGGTGCAGCATGGGCAGGTAGAGGCTTAGGGTTCGGAAATACTATGACAGCTGCTCTGGCAGCTGGAGCTGTATTTAAGATGGGCATGAACCGTGTTGGTTCTGGTTCAGATTCAAGTACAGATTCAGGCACAGCAACAGATAAAGATAAATCTGAAGCTCAAGATTCTTGGGTGGGGTCAAATAAAATATTGTTAGCGATTTATAATGACGTAGTAGGAATTCGCCAACATCTTAAAGGGTCAATTATTCCCGAATCTGTAGCAAAAGAATTGGCTTTAGAAAGAGAAGCTGATTTTGAGAGGATTTTAGAAGCACTGAGAAGTGAGGGGTTGTTTGTTGGTCCAGCTGAAAAAGAAGGTAAGTCTGGTTGGGAGTGGCTTGGTAAGTTTTTCACCTTTGGGAATATCATGCGTTTCTTCCGTAGAACCATTCCGTTTGTAATTGGAATTCTTGCACTATCATGGAAAGCTATAAAGTTTTTGATTCGGAGAATTCCAATTATACTAGCAGGCCTTGTTCTGTGGAAAGTATTTACAAATTGGGACTCAATAGTAGAAACTATTAAAACAACAATGGATGATATTAAAGCTAAGATAGACGCTGCAATAGCTTGGGTGAATGATATGATTCAACCTATTAAAGATGCTTGGGCAGATGCTCAAGACTTATATGTAAGAGCTATAGACTATACTACAGAAACTTTAGAAAAAATGTTTGGTGATGGTGCTGATGCTTTAGATGACGGTTGGGAGGATAAAGAGTTAGTATTAGCTGAAAAAATACTGGAGAAAGAAGAGCAAATATTAGAAGAAAAAATAAAGTTAGATGATTTTGAAGAAGGTAGTATAGAACACCAGAAAGGAACAGCAGTTATTGATAGATTGGAAGGAGAGTCAGCTGTGTTAAAAACAGCATTAGCTGAAGAAAAAATAACTGACGCAAAGAAAACCATAGAAAAGCATGAAACAGAAATGGAGAAAATTAAACAGCATGCTGTTGATCCAGCAGCCGCTTCGTTTATAGCATCAACATTAGCTGATGATAAAGCCGTATCCTTAGTCCAGTTGCCAGATGGTACTTGGATTAGAAATGAAACGGAAACTGATCTCCTTAAACCGGAAGAATTACAAAGACAAAAGGACATAATAGCTGAAAATGAAGCTATTATTGCTCAAGAGGCGTCTAAAATTCCTTCTGTTGCCGCGGCCACAAGTCCTGAAAAAGAGTATGTGCCAGCTGGCGGTGTAGATGAAAGTGGTCAATTTAACCCAGACAGATTAGAAGTGCCTGAAGAATTTGTACCACCTGGCAGTGTTGGTGAAGATGGAAAATTTACTCCAGATCATGTTCCATCATCTTCTACTAAATCTGCTGCCTCTGGTGCCAATGTTGAAAAGGACAAAATAAAACCTAGCAAAGAGAAAGAAGAACAACAAAGCGAAGGCACATTACCGAAAGTAAAACCAGGTACAGGTGCAGATGGTCCAGCAGGACGACATGCAAAATCAAAAGAAGATGCGACCAAGAAAAATGAAAAGGTAACTGATAAAAAGAGTGAAGAAGTGGGGCCCCACCATCCCCAGCCAGGGATACCAGACCCTAAACCCGGAGATGATTGGTTCATTGACGAAAAGGGAAAATTAAACATTATTATCCGTAGCGGTGAGAAAACAAGCTCATCAATAACACCGGGCAATTTACATTCTCCTGTAACTGACACCTATATGCCGTTATTGGAAAAATCTCTTAGCGTGGTCACACAAAATATTAATAGAGCAACAAGTAACTCAACGGTAAAGAGAACAGATAGAAATTTTAAAATAGATTATGGAACAGTAAATCCGTTTCAGCCATTATATAAGAAGGTCGTTAATATATAAAGAACTAGAAACATAAATATTTGTTTAAAGCAAATGGCGAGGAAAATGTTATGAAACTCAAAAGTGTATTCGTTGTTATGTTGGGCTTGAGTTTATTTACTGGTACTGCCATATCAGACACTCCACCAAACACCCCTACAGTTGCAGCTAATGAAGCAGCTACTGGAGATATGTTCCGTACAGTCACAGCCGCTCGGCAAGCGACTGTTGCAATAACTATACCTGATGGGTATGGTTCTGGATTTGTAATTAATAAAAATGGATTAATATTAACAAATTATCATGTTATCCATGGTGGTGAAGAAGCAATTAAAGTTTGGTTTTATGGTAAAGAAATACAAAATTATTATGATGGTATAGTAGTGGGAATAGACCCTATTGCTGATTTAGCTATAATTCAAGCTTTTATACCAGAATATTTACTACCACTACCATATTTGACCCTTGAACATAGAAATCAAGAAATTAATATAATTGATGAGGTTTATGCTATTGGTCATCCAGGTGGCTTAGACTGGACTGTAACAGAGGGTGTTATTAGTCACACAAACCGCAGCGGTAGAATTGGTGGTCCATATGTTAAAGTTTTACAACATTCTGCCACTATAGCTCAAGGGAGTTCAGGTGGGCCCCTAATCAACACTGATGGTAAAGTAGTAGGTGTAAACACTTATGTTCTAGGAGAGTTTAGACAGTTCGCTTATGCTGTCCGCGGAGATGTTGTATACAATTCTGTGATGGAAATGCTAGAGAACGGCATTGTCGTATATCCAGCTTTAGGTGTACGGATTATTCAATTAAATCCTCTGAAGCGGGAAACGTTATTGAAGGAAAATCCAAATGTATATATACCTGATGTTTTTGGCCTCTTGGTTTGGAAGAACGAAGAAGGGAATCATGGTCTTAATAATGGACTACTGAATGGTGATATTATTATAGATGCTAATGGTCATCCTACTAACAATCTTGATGATTTAGCTGATGTTATATTGGGCAAAACTCCTGGTCAGGAAATATCATTATTGCTTATCCGCGACCGTGTTTTCTTACGAATAGATTATACACTCAGCTCTTTAGATTTCGATTATATGGCTTATTATAATGAACGGAATGAAGAGGAACAAACACCAGAGAGTCCACCAGAGACAAACCCAGATACAAACTTTCCGACAAGATAGGTGCAATTATGACGACTGAATATGAAATTTACGGCACGAAGAACTGTAGATATTGTGAAATGGCCAAAACTATATTAAAGGAACAGGGAAGGGAATACACATTTATAGATGTTGCTGAAAATGAAGATACTAAAGCAGCCTTCTTTAAGAAGTTTCCAAATGTCAACAAGGTGCCACAGATTATGTATGATGGTAAGGACAGAGGATATCCTGTCCATGTGGGTGGTTATAAAGAGTTGGAGGCTTGGGTAGGAGCTCGATATAAAGGAGATAGAAAATGACAACAAAAACTATAACAATAGATAACGACCCAACTGGTGGCGTTTCGTCTGTGATGGTTGAACAAACTGCCCAACCTGTTGAAGAAGGGTTAAATGTCGGTGGAATAAGCCTCAATACAGATTTGCCTTGGTATGGTGATGCTGTTATAGTTTTACTGTTAGTGGCATTAGTATATACCGGCAAAAAGCTAATAGATAGAATATTTGAGAAAAGGAAAAGCACTTGACACAACACTAATAAGGTGTTATAATAAATATAAGATGGATAAAAAACATATGCCATATATCGAATATGTTTTAAACAGAATTCATATGATGAAAAGGGAAAGTGAAAAAATGGCTCACAAACTTCCAACTGTTTTTGATAGACCTCGATTGCGAATTGTAAAGTTTGAAGTGGATGATGCGCTCGAACAGGAACGACAAGAATATTTTGATTATTGGAGACCATAGATAATGAAGTCATATCGCATAGTTAAATTGGTATCAGAAGAGGATACTGGTTACTTTTATACAACAACAAGACCAACACGGGGTGAGAAGGCAGGCGATAAATTGCGGTTGCGTAAGTATGATCCGGTTATTATGAAGCACTGTTGGTTTAAAGAGGTGAAAAAGTTGAAATGACTAAAGAAGAAAAAGTCGATCATATGATAGCTTTGATGGAAGAAATATCTATTATTAAAGAGAGAATACAACCACAAGCTTGCGGTCATCTTAATACAACAATAGGAGTATTAAAGGGTCGTGTGGATGAATTGAAAAAGGAAATTAAAGATGATTAGGAGTAATCCCCGTGAAGTACCTCCGGAAATTCAGACCATGGGTAGTTCGGGCATATCTATTGTATTCGGTATGTTTGGATGCGGCTGTGGTCGGCACATTAATATGGTACTTTTTCATAAAGTAGCATGAGAATATATAAAGTATTCCTAGACTGGTCTGATAGAATAGATATCTGGATCCAAGAGAAGTACAATAAACAACCCAAAAAGAAACTGCTTGAGATGCAGCAGGATCATTTCCCAAATCAAAAGGTACATAACGCAATAACGGAGGCACTAATGGAAAACAAAGAACGTAGTCCCCGAAAAGAAAAGAAGAAACCTAAGAAAAAGAAATAAAATCGTTCCATAAAATGAACATCACCGTAACAGACAGAGCTTTAGGACAAATGGCCGAAATTTGTGATAGGAACAATACCCCTGTAGTTCGTTATGAATTGCGTGGTGGAGGTTGCTCTGGTCTACAGTCACAATGGGGCACAGAACTTCATTACGAACCAGAAGAAGGTGATGGGAAATGGACTATCGGCGACAACCGCTTCTTTATTATAGACAAGTTTACATTATCGTACATGGATGGTGCTACGATAGATTACACGGGTGATTTCATGCCCACATTCAAAGTAACGATTCCCGACCGGGCTAGTTGCGGATGCGGAGAGTCGTTCATTGCATAGGAGATAAGATGACTAGAACAAATAAGATTTTGGAAGATGTAACAAACCACATGAACTATTTAATTATTCAACATGAAAAATTACACAAGTCTATAGATGAAGCTAGTAACACACTTACAGATGCACAAATGATAGAAATGAAAAAGAAAAAATTAAAAGCTAAGGACGAACTAGAGAGAATGAGATCCACATTAGCTTCATTTGTGGCTCAATGAAATAAACTTTATAGGAAATATTTGATATGAAAGAGCTTGAGAAAGGGTGGACCATCCGAAAGGTGTTATGGTTTAGTTTAGGTATGTTTTGTTTAGGTATGGCATATGTTGGTGTGGTAACACCCGGTATACCATTTTCTATATTCCTTGTTATTGCGGCTTACAGTTTTGCTAAATCGAGCAAGAAGTGGCACGATTGGATTTTCAATCACAAATACTTTGGCCCATTTCTAACCAATTGGTATGAATATAGAGTATTCCCCAAATATGCGAAATATTCTATGGTACTTGTGATGTTGAGTTCGTTAGTTATAGGTTATTGGTTAACAGGCAAAATTTCCATTGTATTGTGGTCTGGTATAGCTATGGCATGTGTTGCAGTTTGGGCATGGAAATTTCCAAGTTCCAAAGAAGAACACGATAGCCGCAAATCTGCGGGCAAGAAAATCTCATGGTTCAAGTGATATAGAGAAATCCCTTTAAAATCAAGGGGTTACACGGCGTCTGCTGCCGAACGTAACCCTTTGATTCCAAAGGGTTTTTTCAAAATCGTCAATTATTTTAAATTATTCCATTTTCCCTTATAAATCAAGGGCTTATAAGAGCAAAAAACCTCTTATAAATCAATAACTTACAACTTTTTTACTTTTCCCTTATAAATCAAAGGCTTAGACGCTTGACATGTCTCTTGAAGTAGTGTAGCATGGTACTATAATTTCGTGATAAATCATTTATAGTATATTAGAGTTTACTTATATGACAGATACTTATACGACCCCCTTTGTGTTTCACAATATACATTGTACCGAAACCTTTGTTGGTGATTTATTAAATCTTGCCAACCACTTCAATTTTACAAGTGATTGGTTAGACTTTAATACCACTGACACCGGGGCCATCGTTTTTGACCTGACATTTAAATCACCGACTGACCTCGATAACTTTACCCGTTATTATAATGGGGAACTCGGACTCTACTGAGAAAAAATTATGAAAAAACAATTAATGTTTGC